AGTCATAGCTGGAGCGGGTGCTGTAGGCGCGGGCATTGTAAACGGACTAGTTGTTTGCGGCGCTTGCTGTGCGGGCGTATAGCTTAGGTTTTGTGGAGCGATTCCACCACCACCCGTAAATGGATTACCAGCTGTACCCCCGCCCATTAACCCCATGCCTAAGTTTTGCATTTGGTTAAACCCCTGAGCCGAAGCTCCTAATTGATTCCATTGGTTGTTTAAACCTTGAACCATTTGCGGGTTTAATCCTGAAGAGTTTTGAGCATACCAAGCCGAAGCGTTAGGCATGATACCCCCCGCCCCATAGATGGCTTGTTCCATGCGCGGGTCTAACCTGTGCTGTGTAGATGAACCGCCTGAACTAACGGTAGTTTGTGAAGTCGGGTTTGTTTTTCCGACAGTTTTTTCTTCGCTGCCCATCAAGCCGCCCAATAGCGACATACCTGCGGGAACTAAATAAGATAATGGCATATATTACTCCTTAACACTTAAATCGGTGTGGATACAAAACCAAACACTATCCTCTAGTGCTGTAATGGTGTGTTCCGTTTCTTTCTCAATCACAATACAATCGCCAGAATCGTATGCTCTTGAGCCCTTCAACGTGTCAACCCTGACCGAGCCGTAACCTAGTACGCTCAAGTGTGAGTAGGTGTGTATATGCTTGCCAATTTTATCACCTTTTGACAAAACAAAACGTTTTGCTAATAGGTTATCAGCTAAGAATAATTCAGCGCCCAAGCGTTGGTCGATTTCGGTTTCGTCGGTAATCATCCTAGATAGTTCCATGTTGAATCACGATAACAATAAGTACCCTTGCTAGCGCCTAAAACACCTGCGTTAGCGTTTCTAAGCATACCCTCTCGCGGTCTAGCTGGGGCTACGGTAATAAACTCCAAATACCCCTCTGCCAAGTCATTTATAGCGTTTTGAATAGCCAACAATTCATTGTCTAAAAAGACGGCTAAGTCTTCCGTTTTTGCGGGAGGCTTTCCTTTAACATACCGATAAAAAGCACCGCTAACGCTTCTCACCAAGAACCGCCTTTCTGTACGTCAATTTCATACGAATCTAACCGCCAATTGGTAGATGTGCCGCTTGAAAACTTAACCGCCATATACCGACCTGAGCACATGGAATCAACCGCTATAGTCGTTCCGATTGTGAACACAACAGGGGCGTTGTATGTGGGTTCTGCGTATGGTGTATCGCCGTATCCAATAGAGATGTTTACGTCTCCATTTCCGTAAATTCGAGGTCTAATGCCTCTAATAAACTTGATTGATTCAGGCTCATCAAAAGACAAACCTTTTCTTTCTAATAAAGAGGTTATAGGAGTTCCCGCAAAGGATAAAGCACCGTCTAGCAAGTAAAGTTTTGTAGCATCGCTTGCCATGACCGTGAGTAAACGATTCAAACTAGCGCTTGATGATTCCCAAGGGGTTGCCTGTGAGTTCCAAGAACCTGTAATTGTGTTCCAAGTTCTAGCGCTAGTATCGTCAACGGGTCCAGATGCTGCGTGGTTTAGCGTAGGCATATCTCTAAACGATATTGTCCTATCGACAAAGTTCCAAACCAAAGCGCGATTGCATGTCGTGCTACCTAGTGATGGGTAACATGCAAATACCTCGTTATAAGCGTAATCTACAAACACAAAGCATTGGTCTGCGCGAGTTGCGTCAATTTGTGCAAATAAATCTCTGCGCGTTTGCTTATCAAGTACAGATTGAGATGTTTGACCGTCGTGAATAATGCAATCGGTATTTGAGAATACAAAATGCTGACCATTTACTTCAACGGCACAGTTGCGCGCCATCATGCCTTGGTTGCTGATTATTTTTTGAAACTTGTAGACTAAAACGCCACCCGTGTAATCCATTCGCCAAATTGACGATTGCTTGTAAATAATGAATGAATCACGTAACGGTAAACCGTCAACAATAACGTCGAAGCCCTCGGATAAATCAAACTCGCCCGCATCTTTGGTAGCGTCGGTGATATCCCATGTTGATGGAACTGTACCCGCTTGGGCGGGGTGTGACCACTTTACCATGTAGGGGTAATTTGTGGAGGTTTTTGTTATGTTTAAAGCAATGAGACTGTTTTTATAAGTCCGCATTGACTTTGCAAACGTATTGGCTGGCCAGTTTGTTAAGGCTGTGCATTTACCTGTTAGCAACCATTGTTGCGGGGTATCCGCTGGGTTGTTTAGGATAGGAATACCACCTAAAACCGAGCTAGTCCAGCCGTTCCTTACAGCGTTGTAATTAACATCAACGCCCGTAGTTTGACGGGTAATGTTTGTGTGTGTTCCACCATTAATGACAGTGTAGATTTTATTTTGCCCAGCGTATATCCAAGTTCTGACCCCCGCCACGTCAACAGGCATGATGTGGAAAGGCGTTACGGCAGGGCTTGGATAGAGGTCTTTATACCCCGCGACCTGTGCAGCCATGCCATCAACAAATCGGATATTGTTAGCATTTGTCCAAATGTTTATTGGTAACTCATGCTGCGATAAATCACGATTAACGCCGTATCGACCTACTTGATTGACGCGGGTGAGTGCCACTTAGCTTACCCTCACGCGAAGCACTGAGCCTGAGTGTATCGCTCTGTCATTTTGCTTCTCTAATTGTGCGATAGCATCGGCGTATCGTTGATTAAATAAGGCTAGATTTTCATTATCTCGAATGTACGACATCACCTCAACCAATACCGCATTTAAATAAATAGACGGGTGATTTGTCAATAACCAATTGGTTGACGAAGTAATGAGAGATGGAAACTTTGCGTAGTAAATGATGTTGATTGTGTACGCTGTATCGGGCGTTTGACCGAATAGGATATTAGAACCCTCAATCGTATAGACCGACGGGATACCCGTAGAAGCGCCAAAGGGGTATTTGGTATCTAATTGTTCAATAGTGACGTAACTAAGCTGTTTTTCAGGCGTTGTCGCTACTGATACGTTTTCAAACTCAAGCCAGTCAGCGGGTAATGCGACGGATTGAACCCCCGCCGTTGTTGTCAAAGTTCCCGTAACGGTTTGAGTACGCAGCAAAATATCACGCTGGATACGCGCTTCAGCCAACGCCACGCAATCGGGCAAAATAGCTGTTAAATCGGTTCTATGCGCCCAATTTGCAACCGAAGCTAGTAAGTCAGCGTAGTTTGCTAGTGCCATTTATACCCGCCCCTGCCACACTCTGAAGGCTTTAAGTGCTGGGTCGTTGACAATCTCTTTGATATGTTCTTGTGATTCGCAGAATTGCGCGAATGTAATGCCCTTGCGACTGATGTATTGTTCAACAATTACATTTGGAATCTCGGCAGCATACTTAACGTCTTTACCGTTTCCTTGCTCCAAAGCTGCCATGCCTTGCGTGAAGTTTGCAATCGGCTCGACATCCTGAGTACGACTGACTGCGAATGAATAATCAGCGCCCTCTAAGAAGCGCGTTTGCACCGCATCCATTACATATCCTCAAGGGGTGATACTTGCACAACGCCAGCGCTTGACACTTGAATAGCTGCGATATTCGTTCGCATATTGGTTGCCAAAATCACCGCGTCGCCCGGCTGTACTTGCAAGTCAGTGGTGACAGCAGTTTGTGCGCCTGAGCCTAGTCTGACGCATGCAGGCTGAGATGCTGCAACCCGAATATATCGGGGGATTTGTCCAGCAGAATCGAGGGGGATTGTTGCACCAGCAGAAGTGCCTGATGTTGCGATTGATATACCCGTAACGGATACGGTTAAGGCGTCGTCCATGTCTTTACTCCCAGCGCATCACTGCGTTAATTTAAATAGGAGGGGCATTTCACCCCATCGTCTCGTTAGAGATATTTTACATCATTACAAGATGTCACGTACCGCTGCGGATGCCTTTTCTTGCTTGGCTTCGAGCGTGTACTCGGTTACCAGAGCTTTACCGACACCGTCAAAGGTGCTAGGCAAATCTTGCATCGTAGGCGCGGTCATTTCAGCCAAAGCCCAGTAGTCCATATCCAAGATAAACACGGTGCGAGCGCGTTGGAATCGGTTAGGCACTACTTTCAATGTACCAAAGTCGGACACATAGACGGAAATCGATGCGTTCAATGTTTGGTCTGCTTCTTTGAAACGTGTAGAGTTACCAGTGAACGTTGAGAATGTTTGCTTTGCCGCTGGGCTGCACATAATCAACTCAGGGTTACCACCTTGGGTATAGGCAGATTGCAAAGCGGTTTTCAGCAATGCCTCGGTGAAAGCACGTTGTGTACCGTCAGTTGGCGCAGTACCGGGGTCTGTCAGGTATGAGCCTGTGACATAACCAGTATGTGCATCAACGTTGGTCAAAACCCAACCCTCTAAGCCGCGAGCTTGACGCGCTACGGATGTCGTACCCGCATTAGATGTCGCGTTTTGAGTAAGACCTGTTTCCATGTCACGCTTCAACTCTTTTGACACGTTCGCCATCTGATACGCAAGCATGTTTTTCATGCCGTATGGATTAGATGCTTGTTGTGAACGTGACACCGCGACGATTTTGCTTGCAATCTGAGTACGGTTAGTCAAACGCACTGGCGTTGGACGTGTACCAGCTGTAAAAACGTCGCCCTCAAGCTGTGCGTTGTTAGCTGCTGCGGTCAAATCGTCAGTCAAAAACTCATGCTTTGTGCTTGAGGCTTTTGTCTTTTTTAGAGCTGATAAAAACGGCGTATCTGTTGGCGCGATATTGGCGATAACGGCTGATACGTCCTCTGCGTTAACCAGTGAGTTATAGGTAAACGATGTTTGTGCATTGGTAAAAATAGCCATGATTAAAAATCCTTAAAATAATTTAGCGAATAAAGCCGCTGCGTCTTCAACTTTTCCACTCTTACGTAGAGCGGTCATGTCTGACGTGCGACCGTCTGTGGGTCTTGCAACTCCGGGCTTTTCCATCCTTGGTGGGAGCTTTTCAACGACTTTCGTCGTCTCTTTAGCCTTTGCCATCATTTGACGGTAGAGCATGGATTCACGGGCTAGAATCAGCGTTTTATGGTCTGTTAGACCTCTAATTTGCTGCTCTGAGTAACCGCGTTCGATTAAGTGCTTCGTGAGTGCCTGCCCCTCTTTCGCTGCGGTGGCCTCGTCTTTCCACGATGGCAGGTTAGCAACTAATTGCTCCCGCTCGTATTGGAGACGCTGCTGCGCGTTCATGGCCTCTTGCTCTCGCGTTTGTTGCGCGTATTGCGCTTGAGCCTGTAGAGATTGTTGATACGCTGCTTGCCTTTGGTTATAAAGGTGCTGCTGTTTCAAATACTCTACGGGGTCAGTTTCAAGCAACTGTTCCCAGTTGACTTGCTTATTCAACTCTTGCCCTAGGGCTTGCGTGAGTTGATTAAGTTGGTTTTGGTATTGCGCACGTTCTTCTTGAAACCTTGCGGCAACACTTTCAATCTGTCGCCGTTGTTCGGCAACTTCCATTGATTTTTTGGTGTAGTCACTTTGGCGTGAATAACCTTTTAAAAGTTCGTCCTCCGCGACTTCGACCTCTTTCCCATCAATCTTGACTTTGTAGGTCTTTGGCGGGGATTCTTCGGTGGGTTCTTCTTCGCCCTCGGGCTTTTTTTCGTCATCAGGCTTATCGTCCTCGATGTCTAGCTTGTCAGGGACTTCTAATTCTGCTGGAGGTGCAGATTTATCAGGCGGCGTAATGCCCATGCTTTTATCAAGCGCGGATTCGAACATCGCCACTGGGTCAGCGGCAGATTCCATTGCTGGATTGTCTGTACTCA